GCGCCAAGTTCAGCCCACATAGAATTCCTTTCATAAAAACCTGGTTTTTCTGGCCATTTTTGTAAAGCCGCGGAAAACCAGGAAACCGAATTTCATTTAGAACCGATTAAGTTGAGCAGGGATAGAGTACGTCGGCATAGGACGAGCGTGTTTGATCGTCGTGTAGCTGTCCAAGATAAATTGGGGTTCAGATGGAACAGCGATAATACGATCAATCGGAGGATCCTCGACCACGAGAGACGCAAGGGTCGGCAGCGCAATGAAATCAAGCGCAAGATGCCAGGAGTCGAGAGGAGTCGTATGGTTAGAGCGGAACGCGCCCGTAACAATAGAAGGCTTGTAGCGGTACTCAGCGAAACGTTCCTGATAACCAAAGACAAGATCGTCGAACGCGGAACCATCCATATAAATTTCTTTATTAAGGACGGCCTGTTCGCCGAGATGGGCCAAAGAAGGCCAGTAGAAGTCATAACGGGTCTGACGAGACCACATTTTGTTGAGACCTTGTTGATAAGTGACGTCAGCACGGACAGAAATAATGCCGAGGACGTGACCATGTTCAACGAAGGAGTGATTGTAGCCCATACGTCCAGAGGCTACGCCGAACCCAGACAAGTTACCTTGAGGGGACGTACCGTCAGTAGAAGATGTCTGGGAAACAGGATTGACGTTGATGGGCATTGAACCGCCACCGAGATATTCGGGGCGTTGAAGACGGAAGTCAGGGGAAATGACTCCGAAGTGAGAGAGGAGAAGCTCTACGTATCGCGTACCGCCTCTGGCGTCCCGCTCAAAGAGAGCTTGTAACTGAATTGCCTCACGGAATTCGTTGATAGTTGCAGCAGCAGCAGCAGAGAGGTCGGCGAAGATGTTTGGATAACCTGCGGTAGCATTTTCTTCGACGACATAAGCATTGACACCGGTAACACCGTCGACAAAAGAAGAGTTGGCGTAGTTACGTTGTGATCCGTCGGATTCACGGATGTTGGTAACAGCGCCGAGAGTGAAATTGACATTGGTTTTACCAATCCCAAGAACGGGTGCAGAAGACCCGATAGGAAGGAGAACAGAAGGGCCTTTCTGAGGCCACGGAAGAGCGGACGTAAAATAGTCCTTGCGGCGACCACGATTCTGAATTGCATACGCAGTAGTGTCAGGGCCGTCGCCTTTAGAAAAGACAAGAGAATTTTGCAGGTTTTCATCCCTATACCATTGATTCCAGATTTCATAATAAGATCGCAGGATTAGAGAGTTGGGCATGTTAGACTGCGGAATAGAAGCAACCTTCGTAGGCAGACCAAGATAATCGTAAATAGAACCCTCACCGAAACCAGCGGCATGGGTTGCATCATCAAGTTGAGGCACAAGATAGTCAGTCGTATCGGTAGGATCATCTTGAGCACCGTTAAAGCGTTCCCAGTTTTCCCAAACAAGACGATTGGGAACGAAAAAGAAATGGACGTCTAAAGTGACGTTGTCCATATAAGGAAAAATAGGCGTCGCGAGACGAGCAAGGAAATGGGACTTAAGATTCATTGTATCGCCAGGAAGAACTTCATCGACGAAAAAGGGGATCAGTTTCCCGGCGTCGAATGTAGTTTTATGAGACGACGACCGGTCAAACACCGATCGTTGGATGTTGACCTGTGGGATCCGCGAGAATTGATGTTGAGAAGACGAACCAGCAGAGTTGCGAGACATGTTTTACCTTTCAAAAAAAAACCGGGCCTTTCGACCCGGTTCGCAGTTAGTTGACAGTTTCCAATGGAAGTTGACCTTCAGGCCTGCGTTTAAAATCAGCAGCCGAACCTAAATCGGTTTCAGGAATTTGAATAACAGCGCCCGTAGATGAATCAAATTCGCCAATGTGCAAAAGACGGAAATCGTTTGGATAACGGGAAACCATCGAATCGCCATTATTTGCGATGTCCTGGAAACCACGAACCGCTTCAGCGATTGATGGAAAGAAAGACGGCCGCATATAAGTTTGGGCCTTCATATCCTTGATTGTGATCATTTTCATAGCATGCTCCTGATTAAGGTCTTTTCCGTGACAAGTTTACGAACGCGACCTTCCCGGTGACGTTCCTCGAAATGGAGAAACAATTCCTCCATTGTCATTTTTTCACGCGCTTCATCCCGCGCTTTTTTAACAGCTTCGAATAACGACGGGTCGACCTTTTCGAGGATTCGGTCGTAATACGGCGGAGGTGTAAAAGCTCCTCGTCCGGGGAGAACAACGTGGTCTGACGGATATACGTCCGAGAGCCACGCTTCGACGTGGGAGCGACCAAGACCATTCGAGGAAGTTTGAAATTCTGGTTGGAGATCTCCGTAATGATCCTGCGCGAGATCTCCCGTGACTTTTTTAAGAATGTATCGGGCAATGTAAGCAGCTGACTCGAAAGTAAGTTCTGAGATTGTGTGGTCGCCGTGAGGCCAACAAGCCGCGATATCTGAATGTGTAAACTGGCGACCTCCTGAGCGAGAAGGCCGCGTTTCAGTTCGCTTAGGCTTGCGGCCGCACAGTCCGACAGATCCGTATAGAGCTGCATGGTAGTGGGGTCGACCTTTTTCTTCGCCGTATTCGCCACACGCGAAATACTTGATTTTTGCTTTGCCATGATACTCGTTCCTCGCCCGCAGTTTTTTCCAGAATTCCTGGAGATGGGTTTTCATTAGGGTTGACCTGACCGGTGTATCATCCTTCCAAAAAAAAGGAAGAGATTTCTCGTCGTAAGTTAGGGTGAGAAAGCAGGCGCCTTTATGAAACGGAATTTCATGCATTAAACGGACAGCCCATTGACGGGATCGTTCGAGACGACAGCCGATGCATTGTTTGCAAGGTAAGATTTTGACGTCGTCAAGATTGAGTTTTGACCAACGTGTATAGTGAGCAGCTTTGCCTAAGAACTTGTATTGTTGTTTGCCATTGTTGATTTTGCCGGGTATAGGTGCGGCAATCATTTGGGAGAAGCAAGGCATGCTGTTCCTTTAAGAGACGGGGGGAGATGAATAGTCTCCCCCCGATTTTTTTTTAGAGACGAATGCCGCCCCGCATCGGGGATTTTTGGACATTCTTTTTGTGAACCTTCGCACCTTTGCGAAAGTTTTTTCGATTGGCCCTACCAGACATTTTGCGTCGTGCCATAAGTACCTACTTTCTAGTAGAGAGTGACAGTAATTTAAAATTCTGTCACTGGGGACAGTTACAACAAGGAAGTTAACTGTCCTTAGGGGTCTTCGACCCCTTGGCTGGCTCCGTTCCAGCCGTTCCGCCCTGCCCGGCCGGTAAAGGGGGTTCCTCTAGCGAGGGAGTAGGGCCTGGGACAACCTTTCCAAGCTTGTAGCGAACGATTTGATCCTTTGTGAGCGTGTTTATACGAGACGGGTCGTTGTTGAGTTCGCGACGTAAACCAGATGGAAGAGACATGAACGCAATTTCTGCGCGTTCAATGACCTGATAATAGCCCATAAGGTCGGGGACTTCGGTAAAGTCCGCGAAGTGCGGGGTGCCTTGAGCAAACCGAGGAGCTAGACCCCTGGCAGCATTCTTAACGATTCGATTCATGTCACATTCATCTTTAAATTGTTGCTGCGTGGCAAGAGCCGGATCGATTTCGGTAATTTGGTTCGTGCGACGAACGCGAGTAAAACGGTTACGGACCAACGGCATTGTTGTTTTCATTCTACGGCGACTCCTTTAGCGCCAGCTTTGTGAAGTTCGCGTGATTCACGACGTGAACCTGCGCGGATTACAGGGGGAGGGGTACCTCGAGAGCGATTGCGAACAGTTACAGCACTAGCAGCGGTACCAAGAGCGTCGTTGACGCGCCTTAAGACGTTATCGAGTTTAATTGCACCTTCGTCGAATTGAGATTGCTTGACAGAGCGACCTACGTCGGCCTTTTCGACCTCGGCAGCAGCCTGAGAGCGATTACGTTCATAAAGAGCACGGTTAGCTTCGTAACCAGCGCGATGGGTTTCATGGCCAGATTTGGTGATTTCAAATTGTTGTGTGGCCTGAGATTTTGCATTCGAAAGACGTTGACCTTTAGCAGTTTCACGAATGACCTTTTGTTGTTCGATTGCATTGCCGGTATCGGCAAGTGTTTTGGCAACGGTAGCGTCCTTAATAGACATATCCTTTTCAAGATTAGCTAGAGACGCACCCGTGTTGACCGTGTCTTTAAGCACGGAATCGAGACTAGAAGTCGGAGCAGACATAGAAGCAGAAGCTCCGCCAGGAGCGGAAGCACCAGAACCGCCAGTAGCGGAAAGAATAGGGTTAAGACCAGCGGCACGTAGATCAGCAGTTTCACGCTGGTGAGCAGTGTTGGACATACGTTCCTGAAAAGCCATTTGCTCACGCGCCATTGCGGCATTTGCCTCATTAGTTTTTTCAGCCATGTCAATATTGCGTTCATTGTTCCACACACCTACAGCGGAGTTTAAACCAGCAGCGCCAAGTTCAGCCCACAG